ATGAAAAGACTTCTAATTGTGTTTTTAGTCGCGGCTCTCGCTTCCGCGCAAGTCCCCGTCGTGCAAGCGGTGGCGAATGACAATCCGGCGGCCAGCCAAACCTCTATCAGTGTTTCGGTCAAGACGCAGGCGGGCGACCCGCTGATCGCTTGGTGCGGCGAAGGTCTCAGCACGTCCGACAATCTTCTCATGACCGACAGTGCGAACAATGCATGGCAGCTCGTAGGCTACGCCTCACACGGAGTCAATCGGGATGGCCTGTTTTTTGTTCCGTCCGCTTCAGCGATCACTTCAGCCACGTGCAAATATGCGACGCCCGAGACGCATCCCCGAATCGAGCTTTGGGAGATCACTGGAGCTATGGGCCCACTCGCCCTGGATAATTTCGCGGTAGGATCGAGCGCGAGTCTGAGCACGGCATCGACCAGCTGCGCCAGCGGGCCACTCAGCACGGCCCACTCCGGCGATCTGTTCATCTTCGCCTGCGACATCAGCAACAGCGAGCCGTCCTTTCAGACCCCCGCCGGGTTCACCATTCCGCCCGCGACGGGACCGGACACGCGGCTCGGAATGGCCTACTCGCTGGCATCCGTCATGCCGAATGTTGTATCCATGAGTTACCCGGATGCGGGAGCGGCGGACTCGATCCTGGCGGCGTTCTACACCGCGGCAGTTACGCCGCCGCCTCCATCCTCGCTTGTCATATGCCCAGGCCAAATCCCCGGCGCCAACGTTTCACCGATCTACAGCGCGGCGGACGGCTGCTTCAACTATGCCGTGATCGCGGGCGCTCCCGGGCCAGCAGGACCGCAAGGGCCGCCGGGCGCGCCCGGACCTCCTGGGGCTCAAGGACCTCCTGGCCCACCTGGACCGGCTGGACCGGCCGGTAGCGGCTGGAATCCTGCCACCGTCGCTACCCGGCCGTCCGGCGCCTGTTCGGTTCCCGGCGCCGCCGAGTTCTACAGCGGCACATCGCCCGTCGAGCCCTGGATTTGCGGATCGGACTTGCAGTGGCAAAAGCTGTTGTCGGTGGTCGATGTCGGCGGAATGCTCATTGTCGGCGCTAAAGGCTGTCCAAATACATTCCCGGCGCCGGGCACCGGTGAGATCTGCATTGGAACCGATAACAAGGTGCATTACCGCGACGGCGACACGATGACCGACACGGCGCTCTAGAGAGAGTCTCGATATTTCCCAAATGCGCAAGCTCACCCTAGCCCTGCTCTTGCTCGCGATTCCCGCTCTTTCTCTAGCCGGAACTTACACCGCCGCAACTTGCAACTACAGCGACGTGAACGCCCTGGTGAACGGTCCGGCTCACACCGCGGTGAACGGCGATGCGATCGTCATCCCGCCAGGTTCTTGCACCTGGACCAGCACGCTGAACGTCGCCACTGCGATCACGATCACCGGAAGCGGAACAGCCAACACCGGTTCATCGACGTTCGGCGCGGGCAATTCGACCACGGTCATAATCGAAAATGTCGGCAGCAAGTACACCCCTCTTATCTCTTCAACGGGGCTGACCTACGGACAGACCTTCGTTGTCGAACTGTTGGACATCGAACCCGCTTCGGGCAGCGCTCAGATCGGGCCGCCGATCGAGGTGAACGCGACCTGCACCTCAAGCGGCTGCGGACAAGTCCGAATCGATAACATCTACTTCGGCAAAACCACCGCCTGGACTTCCGCGAATGGAACCGGCTCGCTCATAATCGTTGACAATGCTTTCGGCGTCGCGGACCATAACTCGACGAATCCGGGCATGAACGGCATTTTGGAATTCATCAATCCGATGTTGACTTCCTACCTCGGAGTCGGGACTTACGGCGATAATTCCTGGGCTCAGCCGGACACCTTCGGAACCGGGAACGAGTTTTACATCGAGAACAACGTCATCTATACGGGCGCGACCGTCTCCGAGGGCGAGTTCTCCCTTCAATCGAACACGGCCGTCGGCGGCGGCCGAATCGTCGGCCGCTTCAATCAGGTAAATGGCACGACGCCGCAGGATGGCGCATTCAGCTTTCACGGTCTCGATACAGCGTATCGATCGCGTGGCGGTCGAACGATCGAGGCGTACGGAAACACATTCAATTGCACGCTTTCGAATTGCGGTGAAGCGCCGGTTAATTTTCGCGCGGGGACTGGATTCTCGTTCGGCAACACGTTCACCAGCACGGGCGGCGGCGCGTGGAATTCCAGCGTGAACGCCAATATCTACCGAACGGTATACGGCACGCAGGGAGGCTGGGGATATTGCGGCGGCAATGCGGGCGACAGCCCGACGAACAGCGTTTACGACACGAACAGCTCTTCGACTTTTCCATCTGGAAGCGCGACATCGGTTTCGAACGGGGGCTTGACACTCACCGATACTTCGAAGACCTGGACCACGAATCAGTGGCACCCCGGCGCCGGTACTGAATATTCCATCGAAGACATCACCCAGCATTTCTACTCTCAGATCACGGGCAACACTTCGAACGCCATAACGATCGCAGCGCCGATTTCAGAATCCGGTTGGACTGGATTCAACTCCGGCGATACTTACCAGATCTTCCTGCCGATCAACTGCGTCGATCAAGCCGGCCGTGGTCAAGGTGGCTATGTTTCTGGCGTGCCACCGTCTCCTGCTTCTTCCGTGGGTGAAGCGCTGGATCCGATCTACACATGGGACAACACTTCGACTACCAGTCCGAAATACGATTACGCGGAACTGACCTTTAACGGCCTGGTTACCTACAACCGCGACTATTATTCAGATCTGGCGAACGGAAGTCCCCACGCGCAAACGTCGGCAACTTCTCCTTTCACCGGGTCGGCGACCGTCGGCAGCACGGCCACGCCTGGCGTTGGATTCGGAACGCTCGCAAACCGTCCGGCCAGCTGCACGGCAGGCGTCGGTTACTTCGCTACCGATCAAGGCAATTGGAACAAGAGCGGTAATTCGTTTGGACAAGGCGTCCTCTATACGTGCGGCGCCAGCAACACATGGACGGCCTATTACACGCCTTACACCTACCCCCATCCGCTCACGACGCCCGGTCCTGCGTGGCCGATCAAGATATCGTCCAATGGGCGATATTTTGAGGATGCGAATAGTAATCCTTGGATCATGAACTGCGATGCTGCGCACGCGATGATCGGCGGCGTCGCAACCAGCGGGTATCCCACGTATTTCAGTTCGCGCGAGTCCTACGGTTTCAATTGCACGCAAGTCTTTGGGAGCACTCTCAGATTTAATACCGCCGGCTCGGCTTACGACGGTACACTGCCCTTTAACACCGGTTCCGGCCCATCCAGTTATGATCTGAGCACGCCCAACACGACTTATTGGGGCTATGTTCATTCGTTTTGCTCCCAGGCCCAGAGCGCTGGAATGGCGTGCGCTTTAAATCCCTTACCGGGGCAATATTACGACTGCAATGGCACCTGCAACGCCTCGGGAAGCGGACCAGCATTCGCCAATAACCAAACGGTCGTTTCGGGCCACACCAAAGTCTACAATTTCGCCGCCTGGCTGGCCGGGCAATTAAGCGATCTCAATAACGTGATCTGGTACGTCGGGGACGACTGCGGCCAGAGCAACAGCCCCTCGGGTGGCGGTTCTTTCCAGTGCAACGCTTCCTACGAATCGGATTTCGTGAACGGGCTGTTGAGCGCCTACCCCAACACCATCGTTATGTTCGAGGGCGCGTACTTCTATAGCTACTCGAATATGTATGCGTCGAGCTTCAGCGCGTCCTCGGGCTCGCATTGGTCGGATCTGCTCTATACCTATTACGAAACGTACGGCGCGGCCAAAGCCGCTTACGCCTCATCGCCCACCTCGCCCTGTTTCCTGGGGGAAGCGAATTACGAAGGCGGCAATAACACCAACGATCTCACGATGGCGGCAACCGCCTACATCCTCAGGATGCAGAACTGGTGGACCGTCACCTCGGGCTGCATCGGCGGTTGGGTGTGGGGCAATGCATCGGTCAATCACAACGATTCCGGTTATCCGGCTTCGCTCACCACGGCGGCGACCGGAGAAGTCGGATGGACGTCCTATCTGCTCAGCCAATACAATTGGTGGACTGTCGTCCCGGACTCAACGAACTCGATTCTGACGGGTGGGTACGGGACTAGCGCAACCAACAATGAAAATCTATTCAACGCGACGTATGCGACGGGCACCTTCGACGCGGGCGGAACCGTCGGTTTCGTCTACACGCCCGTCGCGAATTCTCCGGTGATAAATTTAGCCCATTTCTCCGGTCCGGTAACCGCGAAATGGTACGATCCGAGCGACGGCGCGACGACAGCGATCAGCGGTTCGCCATTCACAAACTCGGGTTCGCACACCTTCACCACTCCCGGAAACAACAACGACGGCAACCCAGATTGGGTTTTGGTTTTGACGGCCACGCATCCCGTCGTTTCGCCCGTGCCGTCGATCATCGTGCGCGGCGGCGCGACGATGGCTGGCGGATTGTCCCTGCATTGAAGTAATCCTTTTCCTGTCGTAAAGACCAAATGAAGCCGGTGATCATCGCGCTCCTGTTGAGCGTTGCGAGTCTCTGCGGACAGACGTGCACCATCACCTCTCCGACTAGCGGTGCGTTCATCCAGACCGTTGGGCCGATGCAGTTATCCGCCACTGTTTCGTCGGCCCCATCGGCCTACAAGCTGATTTGGTCCGTGGACTATCAGCGCTGGGCCTCGGGCTACGTCAAGGATCAGCATCCGGCTGAAAACGCTTTTCGCGACGTCTGGCAAGGTCCCTGGACAGTGACCTGGTACAGCGGGCTCCAGGGCGATGGCCAGCACGTCGTCTCAGGCGCGCTCTTCGATATATTCGGGACCGAACTCGCGAGCTGCGCGGCGGTAACGTTCACGGTCCGGATCATGGGCATGAGCAATCAGTCGGTGAATGCTTTTCCCACTTCCGGCCGCGGCGAGTGGGGGATGAAGACCTTTGACGGCAGCAATGCCCAAAGCAATGGAAACGCCTCGCAATCCATCGACGGCTATCCTCTCCCCTACGACAACTATTGCGGCGGCGCCGGGGCTTCGGCGCAAAGCGGAGGCTGGCAGGTTCCGAGCTTCAACACCGCGTGCTTTCCAAACGGACCACACCTGGCGCTCTCCAATTATTACGCCGGCAGCATTGCAGATCCCTATATGCTGCCACTGACCTTCACCAGCTCGAACGTGAGCGGGAACAACATCGGCATCTCGAACCACTACTCTTACCAGGGCAGCGTTGTCACTTTTTCAACGACTGGAACGCTCCCTTCGCCGCTGGTAGCCGGCTGTCAATACTCCTCGCAGACCTCGGCTACGAATTCGAACACCGCGTCCTATTCCATCGCCTCGGGAGTTATTAGCGTCACGCTCTCGGCCGGCTGCAATCTTGCGCCCGGAACGCCAGTGCTGCTGCGCAACATCCACTCCAACGATCCGAACGATGGACAGCCGTTATGCGACGGCTTTTTCAGCATGGCGACGGGATCGGGAACGGCGTTTACCGTTATGGCTCCGGCCGGATGCCCCAACATCGGAGCGGCGAATCCCTACACCTTTGAAGTGGACGTGAATCCGTACTTCGTCAATTACATCGACGCGAATACGATCTCGGTGTCAGCGAGTCCGGGCGGCGCCACCGTAACGCTTACGGGCGGCGGCTCGGGCACTCACACCGTCCTGCAACGCATCCGTTCGCCCTACTGGGGCTATAGCGATTTCGTCAACCAGAACGCCATCCAAAACACCAATGCGCCGGCTTATGTCCTGCAACAGGTGACGTTCAGCAACGGCAATGCGCCGATGCGCCTGAATCCGCTTTATTGGGAAATGCATCTGATCGCAGGAGCGGGCGCGACGCCGCTGTGCAATTCCTCCAAGCTCATCGCGAATACGGACTTGAGCTTCTCGGCCTTGGCGTGTAACGCCACGGGCGTTTCCTGGTCGGTGGTCTCAGACGGAGGACTCAGCGGCGTCTGCTCGGTCGATTCCTCGGGCAACGTCACCGGGATCATGGCCGGCTGGTGCCAGGTTCTTCTACAGTGCAGCTCGTGCGCGGCGGGAAGCGTGTCGCTGCCTCCGGTCACCACTTATGTCCAGGTGCATTCCGGCTCCATCACTTTCCCGCATTTCACGCATAGTGGCGCCATCGCCAGCGCATTCACTCCGGGCAGCTCGTTTTTTCCACTCTCGACCTGGCATCTGAACGTGATTTACTCGACGCCTTATAACGGCGTGACTTCCTCCTGGCTCGGCCCGATGATGCAGGAGTCGAACTTGAATTCGTCGATGATCACGGGCAATCTCAGCAATAATGCTTTCGGCGATGCGGCCAATACAGCCTGCTTCTCATCGTCCTGGCCGAGCAGCATCCATGGCTACGAATCCGCTTTCGCCGCCCAGTACGGGACTTACTTTGAAGCCGGGATCGAGACCACCCACTGGGGCTTCGCCGGAGCCGCCAATCTGGCGGCGCTTTTGAACAATGTCGAGTACAACCGGCAAACCTGTCTGACTGGTTTCTTGAGCCAGTTGGTGAGCGAAGGGCGCACCTGGCGGACTTACGGCTATGACGAGTTGAACGCCTACATGGCCGGGAGCTACCCGTTCCGAAACCCCAACTTGGGCTCCACCACGTTCCCTAGTATTGTGGTGAGCGCCGGGGTCGCGACATACAACGTCTCCGAGCAGTTCACCGGCACATGGAGTCAATCCGCGGGGACAGGCTCCTGGATCAAGATGGCGGGCGCGGTGACGAACACCTGTCTGAACGGATGGTTTCCCGTGACTGGCGTCACAAATAACGGAGCCGGCTATCCGGTCAGCTTCACGACGCCGTCCGCGTGCGCCAATGGGAGCTACACGGAGTCCACGGCGCAGCTCTATCACTATTGGGTTTCAAGCGCGAGTCCCGGCGGCGAAAACGCCTCGGCGCTCCCTTCGGTCTGGGGGACCTCGACGGCGGACAATACCTCGGGCAATGCTTGTTGCGTTCAAGGCTGGGGATCGCAACTTACGCAGATCGTAATCAACGGAAGTGGTGTCGCGACGGTCACGTACAACGGACACGCCATTCCCAATGGAACCGCAATTCGAATCCACGGCTCGATCCATAATCTCAATGTCGTCGCGGCGACCGCCTACATCGACGCCAACACATTCAGCATCGCTTACAGCAGTCTGAACGGCAGCGTGCCGGCTGCCGGCACTTACAATTCGAGCAACGACGCTGGCCTTTACGTCACAGTCGATGGCAATCTTCCACCCACGCCGTTTCTCGCCCTGCGGAATATTCTTACCTCCGTCTCCGGGCATCCAGCCACCACCTGGCCGGTCATTGGGAGCAGTTTCGTGACAGGGAATCCCGCAGTCCAAAACTGGAGCGGAAACACAATGGGCGCCGACGCCGCCAACGATTACATAGAACAGCCGCCTTATCCCGTTTTCGGAACCGATGCGAGCGTCTGGCAGTGGGCCAACTATTCGCAAAGCACCTCCGGGCTTGCGACGCGCGCTTATCAGCTTCCGGCGCGGGCCATGCTCTGGTCGGCCGGCCTGAACTTTAACCGCTACTGCAAGAGCTTCGTGTTCAATCCGGGCTGCGATCATCCGACACAATTGCTGTGGCGTCCCGAGACGATCGTCTCGCAGATGATCGCCATGCTGACGCTCAACATTGGCGCACTGCGGCTCTATAACTACAATCAGGACCCATCGCTCGACTATTTAGCATGCTGCGCTCTGAATTCGGGGTCCACGGGCGATCCCTACCCTTCGATCGGACCTTACACCGCACCCAAGCAATGGTCGGCGATGGCGCATACCGACGCGCTGATCAAGCTGCGGGAGGATACCGAGCTGCAGCCGCCGGCGAACAAGCCATATATGGGACCGTTCTTTCTCACGGACGCTCACCTGAGCCCCACTTACGGCAATGAATTGAAGATTCTCTGCGCCTCCGAGATGCCCTACGGGTCGCAAACCGTCAGTCTCCCCTCGATCTCGGGCGGCTCGATGATCAAATACGTCCTGGACGGATACTCACTGGCCGTCAAGGTGCTGACCGGCAATCCAAGCACGGATACCGATGAATTTTGCGGACGGCAGGGGTACCCGGCGATCCCCTCCCCCGGCCGCGCGACCACGTACGTCGCGCTGCCGCCGGCGCCGGCTGTGCAGCCGATCGACAACATCGCGTTCGCGCCTCCCTCAACGCTGCCCTTCGGCGCAACGAAGTTTCTGATCCAGGTGGGATATTATCCGCGCGCGATGCAGGACGATCCAGTTACCGATTGCAGTTCCGGCTGCACGATCGCGGTCGATCACCATAATACGAACGCCTGGTACCGCGCGATCTACGCCAATTCCAACAGTATCCCGCTGAGCGTTTCCGATCCGATCAAGATCCCGAGCCAGGGCCTTAATTAAGTTTTTCCAGACTGAATGCGATGCTCGACCCCACGCTCATCGGCCAGGCGCTCGTCTCGACGCTGCAGAACATTCCCACGCTGGTAGCGGCGCTCGGTAATCAGCAATCGAACGTGGTCCTGCACCAGTTTGTATATGGCGTCGAGCTGCGTTTGGCCGAGACGGTCTACAAGCTGGTGCCCCCCAAGCTGCTGATCGCTTGGGATGGAACCAAGGGCGGGAATTTCAGCGGGCAGCAAATCTGGAAACACAGCTTTCGCGGATTCGGAAGAGTCGCCAACCAGGCGGGAGCGTCCAGCCCGATTTCGCTCTCCGATCTCTGGCTACTCATCGTCAACGGAAAACTTACCGGGATGAATCTGAATATTCGCCAAGTGCAGATTTATTCCGGGGTAGATCTCATGGACACGCCAGCCTCGCAAATCCGCCAGGACGAAGACGGCATGGATTTTCTGGAATTTCAAATGGTGATACCCGAAATCGGCGACCACTAATCGCAAGCAAGGATTCCCTCTCATGACAACCATCTGGTTACAACCTCCGGCGAATGGAAGCGCGCCCATCGAAGTGGAGTATCTCAGAGAAAAGATCGTGCCGCTGATGACGCAGGGCTACCGCCAGGTTGCCCCACCGGTTGCGTCGCCAGTTGCCTCACCTCTCACGCCTCCTGCCCCTTCCTCGAATGCCGAAGTCGAGGCGGCGCCCGGCACAGAGATCCCGACTCCGGGCAAACAGTAACTCCCGTTTTTATAAGCCCCGAGCGGGGCGGAAAAAAGGTAATCAATGCCTACTCGTATTCAGAATGCCTCTATCGGTTTGGGCATAACCGCGCAAACCAATATTTCGACGCCGGCCAGCTCGACCACCTACATCGTCGTGCCCAAGCTCGACAACAATATCTACGTGGACGATTTCGGGACCGAGAACAACGCGGCGTGGATTGGCAAAGGAAATGAATTTGCGACGCAGGTCTTCCCGACCGCGTTCAACATGGCCGGCAGCATGGAAAAGTACGGCGGCATCGAATTCATGACCTGGGCCTGGGCCGGCGCGCTCGGCAACATTGCGTATGCGAGCGGCAGCTATACCCTCGTGCCGATCAATCCCGCGACCACGCTCGAGATGCCCTACTTCCCGGTGGTTCTGCAGTTGCCGGAAGGCGGCGGAATGGCGATCGATGAGCTGTATGTCGGCTGTTCGATTGAGGAAGTGATGACGGCCTTTCAGTACGGTCCAGGACTCCAATCGGTCAAAACCACGGTTCAGTTCGCTGGATCCGGACTGCTCACCACTCCCTCCGGCGTCACGCTACCGGCGACGCTGACCGAACACAATGCCCTATCCTCGTCGATGACCCTGACGATCAATGGAACCGACTACGTAGCCGGAAAGACGATTCTCTCCGGAGTCTTCGGCTGGAAGAATAATCTGCTGCTCAACGCCGGCTACTATCCGGGTTCAGGCCTGCAGGACGGCGCGGCGGTTCGCGGGCGCCAGGAGATCGGAGTGCGTGTCCCGACCTTCACCTTCGTCGCGCGGCTGCTGCACACTTCTCCTGAATATGCGGCTCTGATCGCACAGACGACCGGAACGGCGGCTTGCACGCTGACCTATGATTCGACGCACAATTTCACCTGGAACTGGGAGCAGATCTCCTACAAGATGGTTCACCGCGGGCAGGCGGATGGCATCGCGACCGTCGAGGTGACGGTGCAGCCGCAGTACTCAAGCAGCCTCGGGATCTTGAGTTGCACGGCCATGTGCGGGCTGACAGGCATTTCGGCTTAAAAGGGTTTGAAGGTCAAGGTCATGGAAATCAGGTTGATCATCTCCGGGTTCGGACAATCCCAGCAGTTCGATTTAGCGAAATGGCTCTCGGCCGCTCTGCATGCCGCGTTATCAGGAATCGGATTGACGACCGCCGCGATCGCGGTTGATCCGGCGACGTTCAATCTTGCTCAGGCCAAACATCTGGCCGGCGCGGCGCTGCTCGGAGCGCTGCTGGGACTGTTCGGACTGCTGCGCCAGAGTCCTTTGACACCGAAAAGCTTAGTGTCTCCACCGGACGTTCCACGGGTTTGAAGTTTTACGTGGAACGATCTGGAGTACGGGTGTTTTAAGCTGAGGTCGCGCCGACGAAACCTACGGTTTCTTCCGCGCCCGGCTTCTTCCCTTCAACGCTAAAAGTCGAGTGGCGATAAGCCAGCGGCGGCTCCGAGGCCTCCTCCGGACCGTTGACGATCCGCCGCATTTGTCCAGGATTCTGGACACACCCGAATATCCAGAGCGCGAACGCGGCATCTCGCAAGCAGAAGAGACAGCCGGGGCAGAGCGCCAAAACACCGAAAGAGGTAGTTGAACCGATGTACGGAGAATTGCAAACACTGAAAACCAAAGACGGACAGGAGATCCAGGGATTTCCCGTCCATATCCTGAGGCCGGAAAAGTTCGCGGTCCTGCGTCTTCCGCGCAACGATGAAATGATCGAGTATCTGGAGAAACAGCGCTCGCTCTACCGCGATTTGGGAGGACGCAAGGGCGAGCCGGAATCGGTCCCGAACCCTCAAGCCGATCTGGCCCTGTTTCATAAGCTCCGGCTCGACAAACCGAGCGATGCCTCGCAAGAATTCGACGCAGCGGAAGCCGGCAAGGCGCTGGCGCTGATCACGCGCCAGAAGATCGACTCCTGCCAAAGAGAAGGCGACGGTTTCCGTATCACGCTCAAAACCATGTTCGGCCCCACCGTGCATGTGATCAAGATCCCTTTTGAAAAAGACCTTTCGCTCTATCGTTCCACGGTCTACAAATCGCGCGATCTCCCGCACAATCTCGAGGAACGCCGCTTTCCCCCGGACGCTCCCGTCCGCCTCTACGACTCGGCGATTGAGTCCATCGCGGGATATACCCCGGATTTCAAACCCGCCGACGTTCCTCCCCATCACAAAGCCGCCGTTGTCTTCGAGCTGGTCAGCGCCATCAACGATCTCGATCCGGCGCTCGACCCAAACTTTTAGCGCCGGACGACTGGCCCGATCCGGTCCCGCTCCGGCTCCTCCTTTACAGAATCCTGCGCGCTTCAGATCCCCTCGACAAGGGTGGGGTCTGTCTGGGGGGCGATAAAGGGCCACGCGGCTGCCCCGCATCTTCGAGCGCCCTGTGCGGAAGATGCGGGAATCTCTGGCCGCCCAGAGATTTTTACCGGCCTGGAGCGTGCCCGAACTGCATGAGCCAGTTGGTATCGATTGCGCGCTGCGAAAGTTGCCCGCTCGAGCAGTTGGATTATATGCGCGGACGCTCGGCGGCCGGACGCTCGCTCGAACGCATTTTGCAGCTCGATTTCATCTTTCCGCCCGGCGCCGCGCTGCCCTGGGGCGAACTGACGGCCGAAGAGATCTCAGGATTAAAGATTCTGCGCCAGGAGCGCGACCGCTACACGCGAGAAAGGATGCCGCAGACGAATGCCCCTGTTCCAGACCAGAATTAGCCGCGCCCGGCTCGTCTACAGTCCTTTTTCTTCCGAGCAGATGGCGCAACTGGGCGAAATTGTCGCGCGCAGCATTCGCGAGCGGATCGAGCGGGGTGAAAATGTCGAGGATGCGCAGGCGAAACCTCTCAAGCCAGGCCGGACAGTCAATGGGCATCAACTGCGCGGCTACCCGGACTATAAGACTGCGCGCGGATTACAGCCCATCCGGGATTGGACCTGGACCGGACGGACGCTGCGGTCGCTGAAGGTTCTGAGCGCCAATGAGAATCGCGTTGTTATCGGATTCGCGGACCGGATCGCCGATCTGCGCGCGCATTTGAACAACCGGCGGGAGAAGGCCTTTGGAATTTCACCCAAAGATCGCCAGGCGTTGAATGCGGCTGTGCTGGCGCTGCTGAAACAAGTACGAGTGGTTAGTTTTCGAAAAGCGGCTTAATACTCCGCTGGCCTTTTTTCTGGCGCTCCTCTCGGCTGTCTCGACGGGTTGATTCTAGCCGCGTTCGCGCAAATGAAGCGCTCGTATGGTGCCTCAGCGCGCGCACGCCGTCAGCATGATCCGTATTCGAAAGCCCTGGAAAGCGCCAACGACAAAATGAAACACCTTCAATTAAACGCGGGCACTCACTAATATGGGAAGCTTCGGCGGAGGTCTGGAAACAGTAGGGATTGAATTCGATCCCAGAAGCATCTTGCAGGGGATCGAGCGCGTAAACCAGGATTTGCAGACGCTCGAAAGCGGGAGCGAGAAAGCCACCGGGCAATTGCAACGAGACTGGACCAGCGTGGTGAATGTGCTGACGCGCGTTTCGGACCGCTCGAAAAACGCGGCGGATTCCTACATCCGGTCGCTCGAAAAACAGGCTGCTGCGGTGGGGAAATCGGGGATCGATAAACTGAATGCCCAGATGGAGCAGGCCATCAAGAATTATGGGTATTCGGCGTCGGCGATTGAGAAAATCACGGCAGCCTACGAAAAGTTGCGGAAGGCGCAGGAGCCCGCCGAACATCCAGGCGAGAAATTCAAGGAATTCGGCGAAGGCATTAAAGAGTTTATCGAGTCACCCGCACAAGGAGCGCAGGGGGCCTTAGTCGGACTGTTTGAAAAGATCGGACCTGTGGGGGTTGCACTCGGGGCGACGGTCGGAGTGGCCGCCGCGCTGGGAGCTGGAATGTTTGAGATTGTCGAAGGCGCAGGGCGCGCCGCTCGCGAACTCGATAATCTCGCGAAGCGAACGGGATTGAGCACAGAAGAAGCCGAGAGGCTTTCCATCGCGGCGAATCTTAGCGGCGTGAATATCGGTTCGCTCGAAAAATCGGCCGTGGGCCTCTCCAAAGCCTTGGAGGATTCGACCGGCGCCGGCAAGGGGCAAGCCAAAGCGCTGGAGGAGCTTGGAATCGCAACCCACACGTTCAATGGCGCGCAAAAGGAGGAAGGCGAGATTCTTCTGGAGGTTCTCACCAAGCTCTCCGAAATTCCCGAGACGGCCAAGCGCGTTTACGAAGCGCAATTGCTGCTCGGTAAAGGAGCTAAGGAATTGCAGCCGATGATCCAGGATCTACCTCGGCTCAGGGAGGAAGCAGAGAAACTCTCGGCCAGTCTGGGGACCGGAGTCAATGAACAATTGCTCAAAGCAGACTCTCAAATCAGATCTCTTGATACGGCCTGGGAGGTCTTCAAGAAGAATCTGGCAGCTAAGATCTCACCTATCGTGATTCCCGTCGTATATGCGCTCGGCAATGCCTTGGCTGGTCATCCCGATGCCCCGCAGCAGCAGCGCTGGATCGTTTCGCTCGGCAGGCATCGTACTGCGGAAGCGGCTCGCTATACGGCCCTTTTGGAAAGAGGGTTGCCGTTACCCGGCGGATATTTCGCCGCGGGCGCTTACACAAATCCAGCAGTAATCCAATCGCTGAGTAACTACACAGAGTCTATCCGCGCTGGGGACTCACTTGGCCAGCAGCTTAAAGCCCAGCACGATTCCACGAAGTCCGGGTTAGAAGAGCTACTCTCCGAACAAAGCAAGATCGAAAAAGAGAACTACGCAATCACACAGCAGTCCGGCGTCGGGATCGAGGCCAAGACCGAGGCTCAGAAAAAGATGAATGCGGCCATCGCCCAGGAAGAACAGATCCGGCAGCGCATTAAGGATTTGGAGGATTCAGGGAAACAAGTGAAGCAGTACGTCGGCCCCGTGGAAGGCCAAGAAATCATTCAGTACCACCAGCTCCAGCAGCTCGCGACAGCCATCCCGAATCTTCGCAACCCCGGAAACAACCTGGAAGACGTAAAGGACTGGTTCGAACAATATAAGGAACAACAGAAAGAGCAGGAGGCCGCGCAGAAGGCCACGCTGTCGTTTGAAGAGCAGATGATCAAGCTACGCAACGGACCGGACGGCGAGCTCGCGACCGTCAAACAGATTTACGATCTGCGCATGTCCGCCGCGACTTCGGTACTGGAACAGTATCAGGCCGGGCTCGACTATCTGAAGCAAATGGCCGAGCTACAATCCAAAGCCGATCAGGAGCATCAGGCTGAATTGGATAAGCAGGCCAAAGAGCAGCAGAAGATGCTCGAAAAAGAGCACGATCAGATCGCCAAAACAGCCTCCGGGCTGTACGACACGCTTCTCACTCATCCATCCAACTTCGCCCATCAGCTCGGGGATACTTTGCGAAAGAAAGCCACCTCATCGGCCTCCGATCAGTTGGGCGAGATCACCGCGAATATTCTGGTACCAGGCGGGGTGAAGCACAAAGACCCCGTCCAGGCGACCGATCTGAATACCCAGGCCACCATCCAGAATTCGCAAGCGGTGATGGCGATGACGGCGCATCTGGCCGCGCAGCTCGGTGTAAGCGCGCCCTCGATACCGGGAGCAAGCGGACTCGCGGGCATTACGGTCCCGCCCGTCGCGCATTCGGGCACCACTTCGCTTCCTTACTTCGGCGCGAGTTCGCCCCTGTTCACGGGAAGCACCAGCACGGTTTCGCTGCCGCTGCCTGGGGGCGGAGTGGTTCCGGTTCCTTATTTTGGATCTTCTGCTGCTCCCTCAGGAACCGCGTCGCTCGGGAACGCGCCCGCTGTCGGCGGGGGAAGCGGACGCTACGGCAGCATTTCGAGTGGTGGGACGGGCTTTTCGCTCGGCTCAATCTTGGGCGGCGGGAATCCGGCTTCGATGATCGGACCAGGAGGCACCTCGGGATTCGCGGGACCTGTTGGCGGTTTGCTGCGGATCGGCGGCTCAGGGGGCGGCTTCAATCTGGGGAGTTTGTTCGGACACGGCCCTAATCCTGGGCCCGACGCTACTCTTCAGCCAGGCTGGACCGGAAACGTGGCGCCGCCGCCGGGCGATTATTCGGGCATAGGCTATACACCAACGCCCAACCCCGATGACATCACCGGGGGAGCTGCCAGCGGAGCTTCCACACTCAGCACCGTGGGCGGGAGCCTGGCCAACATGGGAGCGAGTGCCGGGATCGCATTCGGATCGCAGATTGCCATGCACGGACTGACAGGGCGCGATGAAGGAACCGCGCCTGGAATCGGATGGGGAGCTTTGGGCGGGGCCATGACCGGGGCGGGAATCGGGTTTGAATTGGGTGGCCCGCTCGGCGCGGGCATCGGGGCCGGCATCGGCGCGGCCGCCGGAGCTCTCGCGGGCCTCGGAGAACTTCTGGCCGGAGTCATGAGTCCGCAAGCCAAGGCCAAGATGTACGCCAAGCAGCTCTACGGCATCACGATCAATGACAATATGCAGAATCAGATCGTGAACATCGCCAATCAATCTTACGGCGGAAACATCCAGCTCGCCGTCCGCTCTCCGCAAGTAAGACAGATGCTTGGTCTCTATGCCGCCGGCACTGGGCAGTCCAACGCGAAGGCGCTGATGAATAGCACGCCGCATTCGGCGGGCTTGTCGGAAATGAACGGGACTCTTTATCAGGATGCGTCTTATCTGTACGGGAATTCGTACAAGTATCAGTCGAATCTTCCGACGCTTGGCGGAAATAATTCCACGACGACCTACAACTCACCAAATGGTTACGCGGGATCGAGTTCGCCACAAACGATTTCTCTCGGCGGGCTCTCCGTGAATATTGACGGCAAGGGCTCGGCGGACTTTCTCGCCGGCAACGTGGTTACCGATGATTTCGTGCAGCAGCAATGGAGTAGTTCGCAGATGTACTCGAACGGACGAGTTTCAAACAGCGCCTTGATTCAGGACCCTGGACTGATTACCGCCTAACCCGTTTTTTGTTGTTGGCGCTTGTCTCGGCATCGGGCGTTGCTTGATTCTGTGTTTCGTGCGCGCGCTGAAGCTGTCCTTGCGTGGTCTTTGCGTGGGAGCGAAGGGAAGAAGCCGGGCGCGGAAGAAACCGTAGGTTTCGTCGGCGCATGACGGCAGCACAAACGATCAACACCTCCTTATAACCCATGCCAGCCGGTAATCTAGCAGCCGCCTCTCCATCCAGTGTCTTTCCGCAGTTGCTCTACACGTCTTTCAGCGAAGGCCGCATCTATCCGGGATTATTTCAGACTTTGCATGACGGAACTCCGCTGGCTTCGCTCATCACCGATGGCGTGAATAACCCGGAATCGATCCGCACTTACACGCTCACGGCGAAGCTCACCGCAAGCCAGGCCGCCACGTTCGTGAGCTTCTATGAAGGGCTGAACGGACCGCTGACGCCGTTCTTTTGGTACAACCCATTTGAGCCGGAAACCGGACAGCCCATCGGATCCAATTATGACTCGACCGGCGATTCGGTTTACGGGCGCCACACGGTGAAGTTCACCAACGCCGAGTGGTCTGAGATCACAAACATCCTGCTCTCCGGCGCGCCATTTTCATTTCTCGAAGTAGCCTGACCGGTCTCTTCTTCAAGGCCCTCTTTACTTCCAGCTCCGCAAACGAATGCCCGATACTATCGGCAACATCTCGGTCCCGTCTTTTCCCGCCAGCGGGCTCACCTTTCCACTGGTGAGCGAGTTCGGCTATGCGGCCTCGCGCCCCTTCCCGGTTGTGTCGCATCGCTTCGGAGGCCTCGCGACCAAAGGAACGCAGGTATTTCAGACCGGATTCGGGCCGCGCAAGTTCGCCTTCAAACGAACGAATCTTTCGATCACCGATACCAACACGCTGGAGAACTTCTTCGAAGGCGTGCAGGGCGCGTTTCAGTCTTTCGCGTACGACGCGCCGCAGCCAGCGAGCGCGAGCACCAGCGCCTATCAGGTGGTCTTTGAAAACACGCCCCTGACTTTCGAGCGGCTGATAACCGCCTGCCGGGTCGGGTTCAACTTTCTCGAAGTGCCGTCCGGTTCGGGATCGTCCTACACGGGCACTGCGGTTTGCACGCGCTTTCCGACTACGTCGATGAATTCGGCGCTGCTCGGCCAGGTCCAGCAGATCGTTCCTCTCTTGCATATCAGGGTCAGAGATTCAACAGTCCCCGATATCTGGCTGTCGGATCGAAGAACTACTTTATCGGGATCTTCGGGTATCCAATCCGCGATGGGCTGGGCTTCGACTTCCCAGCTTTACCTTCCACGCATTCTGGAGCTGGGCGAAAAAGGGACGGATTACATCATGTCCCAAACCATCTCGACCGCCGGGGGAAAAGCGGACGACGTATCCTTCGCGCTCGGCAACGGGGATCGCGTCATGACGCAGTTATCGAATAGCTGCGATCTGATGTACGCCTCGGTCGATCTGTGCCTCTATCACGTGCAGAGCGAGACGCTGTTGCAGCTCTGGAAAGGCTTCATTCAGAGCTATCAGAGCGACGGCACGGCGGTCTTTCGGATCAAATGCTCGGACGGGATGTATCCGGTCTATCAGCTCTATCCCAATCGCGTCGTCAGCCGCTTTTGCCAGAACACCTTTAACGACGGCATTACGTGCCCTTACTCCACAGTCACGCGCCCGACCGATATTCCGATGTCGGATGGAACACGGAAGACGACGTACACGAGCACTGCGGGCACGACCACGGTGGGGACGGCCAATCCCGATTTGTGCAGCTATCTCTATGACGATCCCTACGACCCCGATAATCCGACCATTTCGCCGGGGGGCTGCTGTCAGCACGCGATGTATCAGTACTTCGGCGGGCATCCGCTCAATCCGCAGAGCGTTCAGATTCACGATTTCGGAAATCATCACGACCTGGTGACCTCGACCTCGATTGTGTCGGACACCGTGACCGGCCAGCCGCTACCCGAGATCTGGTGCAACCAGCAGGCCAGCGGACTGAACGCCTATGTGACGAACGGCCTGATGTACGACATCCGGGATGAGTCCACATTCTTGGACGGAGGAGCGATTATCGGTGCCGGGCCACTTGGGGCATACACGATCGTCGATCGCGTCGGAACGCAGCCTAACGGCCCCTTTACGGCCGGAAATTCTGGAGAGGTTATCACGAATTCGGACGGGTTACAGATTCTGGTTGCACCGACACTCGATGGATTTCCCGCGCAAGGTTTCAAGGAAAGCATCAGCGGATCGGGCAATATCACCTATAAATCGAACTCCAACGCGGGCTTGCGGCAGGTGTTCGGCTATACGCCCATCCCATCGACCGACGAGGGGTACAACCAGTTCGGCCTGACCCAAACGAACAATCCGGGGAGCTCGGGATCGACCGTCTACAACGCAACTTCCCCCTCCAACAATCCGACGCAGTTTGCGGCGGGCACTGCCTTTGTGGAGATCCGCATTCCTAAGAATCCCAATCCCGGCATTACCCCCTCGGTTCCTGAATCTCACTCCATCTCCGTCCAGATCGCGCAGGGCCTGGCTGGCTGGACCTGGGATTACACCGGGACGACGCGCACCTCCCAGATCGGGCTGACGAATCCCTTCTGGATCGCCGTCAATTCCTACCTGCGTTGCCTGTCTCTGAATGGCGCAAGTTCTTCGGCGCAGCTGGCGATGATCAACCTCGCCTCCCTGGTTAATAACGAATCCTACACCGATCAGTACGGCAACTCGCACACTGGATCGGGCGCGGCGCAAATCGCCGACTTGAGCGTTCCGGCGCTGGTCGGATCGGGCGATGAAACGCAGTTTCAGTTCCAGGGCGTCATCGGGGCCGATACCCAGAAACCGCTGCGCGACTGGCTGACCGAGATTCTCAACTGCGCGCTCGGCTACTACACCTTTGAATTCGGACAGCTCACGCTCGGCATTCGAATCAACGCCAACGACACCACGGCTTTCACCGTCGGCAACATGCTGTACCAATCGCTGACGCTGACACCAATCCAGGCGGCGTTTGAGAAGCTCGTAATCAACTTCGCCGACGTTGAGTATCAATATCAGCAAAATCAGGGCTACTACTTCGACCGCGATCACGCGAATTTCTATGGGCGCGGCAACAATCCCTTGCAGGCCAAGATCAATTCGCTGGGCATTTCGACCATGTCGCAAGCCCTGCGCGTCGCGACCACGCGAGTAAGGGAAGAGACCGGCGGAGTCGGCCAGCAGGAATGGGCGGCGGCCAGGGTGGCAACGTTTGAGACTACGATACTCGCGCTCGACACCGAAGTGGGCCAGGTCATCAGCATTACGCACCCGGATTGCCCGGGCGGCTATAACCCCGACACCTGGGTACCGGGCACGGGAGGCACCTGGGTAAACGGAACCTCCTGGTTTCGCATCCAATCGTGGAGACTCAAGAAAGACTGGTCCATCGAGATCACCGCCAAGACGGTGACACCGTCCATGTACGACCTGGACTACGGCCCGCGGCCCAAGGACGTTCCGCCGCCGCCCTTGCGCGTGCTGTTTTACCCCCAGCCGCAGGGCCAGTGGGCGCCGGGCCAGATTCAGGCCGCCTCGAACGATGCGCTCTATCCAAGCGAATACACTTTCGACCTTCAGGAGAGCTATACCCCAAACGCAGATAACTCCGCCACCGCTACACTGCAGCTCACCGGCGCGCAGCCGGTCAACGTCGCGATCCCCAACTGCGCCCCGCCCACCATCACCAGCGCGGCCATTGCCTACAGCAGCACCGGAGGCACAATTCCCGGCGGTATTCTGCTCAAAATATCGGTTTGCGGAGCGAATGCGCAAGGACAGTTAACGCCGCCTTCCAACATCGTTCTGGCCCAGATCCCCACGGGGAGTAACACTAATTCCTTTACGCTCAGCAATATCATCTGGCCCGGATTCGCCGGACTGACCGGGTATATTCTGTTCGCATCGACTGCCGACGATCTGATCTGCGAGCAGACTTATGGCGCGCTCACGCCCGGCACCCCCGACACAACGTATACGCCCACGTCGATTTCATGCGGGAGCTATATCCGCACCGGTTATGCGCTGCCTGATCCCACTATCGCCGGGGTTCGTCCGAAAGGTTCCTATCTGTGGCACGGCGGCGTACTGGGAGCCGTTGTCTACTCGGTCTCAACTGACACCATCGTCTCGCCTGAGACTATCGATACTAGCGGGCACGACGATTGGGCGGGAAGGGTGCTTGCAATTATCGGGCGCCCCAGCGCGAGCATTCCCTTCGCCAGTTTCAATATTACGGCCTTTGACGCGGCGACCGGCACCTACACGCTTGATCGGGATCCGACCGGAATCGTCGACGAAGGCGACGTATTTGTCGTTTGCACTTTGGGCTATGACAACAGCTCAGCCCCCGCGGTCCTAACCGATTCAGGCTGGTCCAACGCAACCAACGTCAGCGAAGGTTTCCCGAGCGGCGGCATGGTGCCGGGCCAGGAAGTTGGACGTGTGTGCCGTGTCATTAAGGGCACAAACCGCGGGATGACGGCTAAAATCATCTCGAATACCCACACCTCGATTACGCTCGATTCGGCCTTCCCAATCGACGCTACCAGCGTTTACGTCATTCAGGACGCGAGCTGGGCTTACAGCGCGAACGCGCTCTCGATCAATAACGCCATTCAGACCACCGAGACCACGCTCACGCTTCCGGTCGCCAATGCAATTTATGAATCCATGCTGGTGGGCGGATTCACGGTCTCGAATCAGGGCGTCGAAGTAAGCGACTTTGATACGCCGTTGCGCATGGTGTACGTTTTCGGAAACGGCGGGCTGATCCAGCGCACCATCGGCGCAAACGGTAGTCAGGAACTCGATGACGGTTTCATCCAGATCGACGCAAGCGCCGGAAACGTGTCGCTGCAATGCCTGTCGGCTAAGACCATTCCCGGCCGGCGCTTGATCGTGCAGAAGATCGATTCGACAACCAATCTCGGCAAGATTCTGCCCTTCGCGGGCGAAACCATCAACGGGCAGACCGAAATCGATCTGAGCGCCCAGTGGGACACGGCGGAAATCTACTTCATCGGCTAGTATGGGAACCAACGCCGTAGTCATCCGCGGAATCGGCAATCCGGCGCTGGGAAGTCTGCCGGGCGGAGGAGGATTATCCTCGACTCCGCCGGGCAATGTGTCTTCGATCACGGTGAGCGGATACATTGATCCGATTGCGCTTGAAATCTCGCTCCAGGTCACGTTCACTCCGCCCTCGGGGGGAACCTTCACCGGAGTCCATATCTGGCTCGATATTCCCGATCACGGCGATGGCAGCACCAACGTCACCGTCGGTTCAACGCCCTTAGGCAATGGCTCAACAGTCACCGGGCCATTCAACCCCATCGACCTGGGAGTCCAGACCAATCCGGCGCAGCCTTGGGACATTAACCTGGCTTTTCCTAGCTACCTGGGGCTCGATCCGACCAAGAATATTCCCTGCCGGCTTTACATCGCCTCCATCAGCGCTGTAGTTGACAACACGCTGGTGCAGGACGGCCTGACCAACGCCACGCCGAATGCTGCCTTTACGCTGGTCTCGCTCGCCTCGGGCACTCCAACGGCCGGAACCAACGTCACGGTCAATTGCGGAACGATCAACGTCCAGGTACTCGCCAACGACAAATCCACCGGCAAGCTGATGACGCCCTTCGTCGCTTTGATGGGCAGCGTCCCATCGAATCCGCCCAAGGGCTGGGGATACCGTCTCTATATTACCTACGGCAACGCGGATCCCACCAATCCCGCAAATCTCACACCGGTCACAGACGTTCAAACCGTCGCAGGGGTAGTGCCGGCTTCCAAAACCGACGCGGTCACGGACGTCTTGAATTCGTTTGCGCTCCAAACTCCCACCACAACCACGAACGCAACCATCTGGGCGATAGCGGGCCTGACCGACGCTTCAGGAAAGTTCAATCCGAACAATGTGGTGATCGGAATTACCAACGCCTGTCCGGTTACCTTTGGCTCGAATACCGGAACGATCGATGCCTCGCAGGCGATTCAAAGCTCAATCAGCGCGCAGCTGACCGCCGCCGAAGGGCAGTTGGGAATCACCCCGAACTCGCTCAGCGCATTTTTCCTCGCGGAGAACGCCGCGCTCGCCAACATCGGATTGGGCGGGATATTGGCTGAGTATTTGGGATCCGGAGCGTCCCTTAGCAATTTAGGCGCTCCACTTTCGGCGTCGGTTCTCATCTCAAACGCCTCAATCACCGGCGTCCTGATCGCAAGTGAGACCATCACCGGAACTTTGCTTGCGACCTCGGGAATCATTACCACTTCGGCGCAAATCGGTTTTGAGGTGGTCGGCGACAGCAATATCGGATCGCTAAACGTTTCCAAACTCCAGGCCGGCACCGCGACTTTTACCGGCACTGCAATTTTCGAGAACGCGAGCGGCCCGGCGGTTACCATCACGTCGAGCGAAGTAGAGGTGACATCGAGCGAAGGAACTCTCGCGGCCACATCCACCGGCGTACTCATTGGATCGAGCGGCGCAAACGCGGCGCTCACCAGCACAGGATTGACGCTCACCAGCGGGTCGAACACGCTGACGGTGACGGCCACCAACATCGAGATCAGCGCCGGCTCGAACTCGATGACCGCGTCCAGCTCCGAGATCACGCTTGGCTCTTCCTCGCAGTACATCCAGATCAGCTCTTCCGGCATCACGATGATCACCGGGTCATCGCTCGCCGGCGTCTCGATATCCACCAGCGGGGCGGCCACGTTTGAAGATACGCTCGGCACCAGCACTTCCATCAACGGAAACAGCATAGCGACCGGCAGCATCTCGGCAGCCTCGCTGGCCGTCACTCCGGGCGAGATCACCGTCACCGTTGAAACTACCCAGTCCAGCCTTGCTTACAATTCGCTCCAGGTCGCGAATGTGGCAGTCATCAACGGTTACGGACAATTCATTGGAAATGGGGTCAACTGCCCAACTTCGGGCGTCGGAGCGTCCGGCTTCAACGTGTATTACACCTCGTCAAGCTATTATTCTGGACTGTCCTATGCACCCTACTTCGCCAGTGGTTTTACCATTGGCGGCACGACCTATCACTATCTTAATTTCTACGGTGGAATTTTCGTCGGTTATGACTAAATGCATCGCGTGTTTCTTTCTTGCGGTGAGCGTGTTCGCGCAGTGTCCGAGCGGTCCCTCCACCAGTTGCGTGGCTTTTACGCTTTCGCCGCTGCGCTATCACATCCTGTCGCCGCTTGAAAACTGTAGGGCATCCTCCTGTCTTGCGACCGTGAATGTTCCGTTTGACAGCCAGGGCACGGCCTGCCCCGCTGGAACCTGGGGAATATGCGATTCCAGAACGGTCCCGATTCAATTCGAAGCCGTGCCGCAAGGATACGCCGTCGAAATTGAAGAGCTTTATGGCGACGTGATCGCCTGGGTTCATGGGATGGTCCCTTCGGGAATGCATTCCGGGGTCCTATGGGGCCTGACCAATAGCGCCGAAGGCTTGAGCCCCAATGTGCAATACGGCGCCCAGGGATGTCTTATTTATCTGCAGGGAGCGGTGGGACAGGGCGATCTGACTCGGCCCTTCGATCAGATTATTCTAGCCGGTGGACTGCTGCCGGCCGACAACATACTCACCAGTCAAGAGGCCGTTTTCTTAAACGATACCGGCGCGAGCGTGCATATGGAGGCCACGTTCGCGATCGCTTACCGATTCATCAGATTATGAACAACATCACCATCGGACAACTGGTTGCCGCGCAGCCAGCCTTTCGAAAACTGCTAAATGCCGATCTGAAGCTCTCGCTCGCGCTTTCTTTGCGCCGCCTGGCCAGAGAGATCATCTCCGAGCTGGGGGTGTATGAAGCCGAACGGCTGAAGCTGCTCTCCAAATGGGCTAAAACCGAAAAAGGCAAGGTCGTCGAGGATGACAAGGGCGAAGCGTCCTTTGAGGGCGACCGCCGCGAGAAGTTTCAGTCCGCGCTCATGGAGCTGCTCGCCTCGCCGGCTTCATTGGGCGCCGATCCGATAGACCTCGCAGCATTCGCGAGCGAAAACATTAAGCTCAGCCCGGTCGAAGCGGCCGCCCTCGATCCGTTTCTCGCCGAAATCCAGCACAAGGAGACAAAACAATGACCAAGGTTTATCGCATCTGGTTCGCCGATAGCAAAGGTGCAATGACAGCCAGCACGGTATCGGTTCCCGAGTCCAAATCCTTAAACGACGCGATCGCGGCTGTCCAGAAAGCCAAAGGCGTCACCGGCGATCCGGCGCGGACCGAACTGATCACCACCGTCGAGATTGAGGCCGAGTAAAGATGTGGCAGTTTAATCCATCCAGTTGGGTGGACGGGCCGCCCGGCACTGGAACGGTTCCGCACGCTCAGGACTTCAAAAATATCGCGACCGATGTCGCTACGCTGGGCGGCTCGCTCGATGGCGCCGCTTACCCGGTCACCAATCTGGGGTATCTGCTGCTTAATCGCGGCGCGCTGCCAGGCTCGACCTACACCGTCACCGCGGCTTCCTGGAGTTCGAGCGGGGGAGGCGTCGCGACGTTCACCATCGGGTCTCACTTCCTGCTTGTAGGGCAGTTGATCAGCCTTGCCGGAGCGACGCCCACGGGCTTCAACTTTACGCTGGTCCCAGTGACAGCGATCACTTCGACCACGGTATCGGTGGCTATGTCCGCCAATCCCGGCACATGGACTTCAGGCGGGAGCATAGAGGCCGATGGCGTGGCCGCCTCGACCGGGATCGTCAAGTTCGACAGCAATCAAAACCTGCGGATGTACGGAACTGCCGGGCTCGCCGGCTGGGGACGGGTCATATTCGCCGTGGGAACAGTCAGCCTCACGGGCCAAGGGGCCAGTATTGGGGCCACGGCCATCCTGAACGCCGCGCTGAGCGGTCTTTACCGCATCAGTATCGCGATCAGCGTCACAACCGCGGCGACAACTTCTTCGACGCTTCCCTCGGTCACGATTGGATACTCCCAGCAGGAATCGGGAGCCGCTATTTCTGTGACGCCGATCGCCAGTTCGAGCTCCAATTCAACGTCGAACGTCCAGCAGGCTACGCTTGTCTGTCCGGTCCAGGCGGGAGCCAATATTACTTACGCAACATCCGGCTACGCATCGTCGGGAGCGACAAGCATGCAATATTCGCTGCATATTGACGTTGAATTCTTGGGATAAGAGGATGCTGAAGGTGAAAGAGAAACCAAACGGTTTCTCTCTCACGCTCACTCTTCCCTTTTTCGGCTTGGTTAACGGACCCGCTCGTCGCTACTTCAGCGCGCTCAGCAATTGGCTCGCGAGAGAAACCCTTTGCTGGAGCTTGTTCATCCGGCCTGGAAGTTTTTCGCTGAGCGTTTTCAGAGACGCGGAAAGCTCCTTGATGATGCCGTCGAGTGGGTATTCGCGCTCTACTTCGGCGTCGCTCAAAATGCGAATACTGCCCGATGAACGCGCGGCATCACGATAACCCTCGCTCGCAGCGGCTTCTCGAGCCAGATAGGGATCGTTGTCTCCGGCAATGATGTCGTCGCCACAAGCCCAGTAGTTGGTCGATCCTTGCCACTGTGACCAGCGGCCATTACGTTCGATACGCAGCCACTCGCCCGATTCGAGCAGGTAGAGGCGGTCGCCAACATTGTCTCCGGAATTCTGATTGGTGTTGGGCTGCTCGAAATTGTCGAATGCCTTTAGGGCCTTGACGCGCTTGCCGTCGCGCTCGTAATAGTAATCTCGCTCGTCGGACCAGTTCGAGCCGTCTCCGCGCCGAATCCACGCGATTTTCACGTAGCCGTTTTGACGCGCGAGGACAGCATACTTCTCGCGAATAGCCTTCAGCGCCTCCACTTCTGTGGCGCTGGCTTGAGTTGTAAGGGTGTCAAGATTTGCGACGACCGATTCGTCAATCGCGGGGAGGGTGATCGTGATCTGTTCGGACATTTTGCACTCCGTGGAGTTGAGATACCCGGCGTACCGGGGGATATTTGCTGACAAAACGAGTATCTCACACCATGGTGTTTCTGTCAAGAGAAGACTTAGTTTTATTTTGCGAAAGTTTTTCACTAACCTGGGCCACACCGAATCAAGGACATACCCAACAGTCCTGAAACTCCAGTCCGGCGCAAACCAACGACCCTTTCAGCAGCGCCTTTTTAACCGATTCGCAGTTCTGACTTTATGAAATATATTCTCCCCGCCGATCAATTAGCGGCCGCGCGCGAAGTGCACCCTTCCCAGCGGCAGCATCACATCCAACCCGTCAACGCGCCGCTTTATGTCGTCACCAGCTATTCCAATATCTTCCGCTTCTATTCGCGGCAGAAGCTCTATCAGCGTTTCGAAAAGATGTGCGAGGACGCGGGCGCCATTCTGTACACCGTGGAGCTGGCGTTGCGCGATCGCCATTTCGAAATCACGTCGCCCTTTAATCCGCGCCATATCCAGCTCCGCTCTCCGGCCGAGCTGTGGCACAAAGAGAATCTGATTAACGTCGGCGTCTCGCGGCTGCCCGCCGACTGGGAGTATGTGGCCTGGATCGACGCCGATGTGGAGTTCGCGCGGCCGGACTGGGCGGTCGAAACAATTCATCAGTTGCAGCACTACAAGCTGATCCAGATGTTCAGCCACGCGATGGATCTGATCCCCGATCCGCAATCGCCCGGCCATGCTTATGCCCCGGCGTCCTATCAGTTCCGCAGTTTTATGTATTCCTATCTCACCAACGGGACGCACGCCTGGTTTCCGTCGTTGAATACGCCGGCCAAAGCCTTCCAGGGCGCAAGCGGAGCGGGCGCTTACTGGCATCCGGGTTTCGCGTGGGCTGCTCGGCGCAGCGCATTGAGCGATCTGGGCGGGTTGGGAGACCGGGCGGTTCTAGGAGCCGCCGACTACTACATGGCGGCTGCTCTAGTCGGGGCCGTGGATCGCGTGATGCTGAGATCCTACACCGCGGATTATCGCGCTTACTGGGAGAACTGGCAGAGGCGCGCGCAACGCTCGCTGACCGTGAGCGATATCGGCTACATGCCGGGATTCCTGATGCATCATTACCATGGGCCGAAGGCCAAACGCAGATACGAGACGCGCGAACAGATTCTCGCCGATGAAAAGTACGAACCGTCGCGGGATCTGAAATACGATCCGCAAGGTGTGCTGGATTTCGAGGGCAACAAACCGAGACTGGAAGTCAAGATCCGGGAATACTTCCGGGCGCGGGACGAAGACGCGGTCTCCTGAAGATTCGCCGGCCCTCGCGAAAGAGACACCTTACGGTTTCTCTCTCGCCCTCACTCTTCCCTTGTTAGCGCACGCAGGAGTTCCCAACGAACCAACGTACCCTCAGCTCTGATCGCCCCGGTAAAGAGGAACTCGATGTAGTTGCTCCTCCAGGGTAACGATCAGATCGCACACTTGATTTTTCGACAGGTAGATATTGGCCCACCCTCCCCCAGGGGCCGTGATCGCCAATTTTACACTTCCGAGACATTCACGCTGGGTATATAGCAAATCGCAGAAGTCCCTAAAGTGATCTCTTGGCCGCCCAACGATGGTAACGGCGCGCAATTGTTCCCCGTGAAAGTCGTCGTCTACGTTGCAATCCATTCCAGGCTTTTCCTGTTTTTTAATTCTAGCCCGCCTTAGAGCTTAATTAAATACCATCTGGGCAGGCCTCCCCGCGGGAGGGAAGGATGAGTCTGAGAAGGAAACCGCAGGTTGCCTTTTCAGCTACAGCACCCACCACATCCCGAAATCTTAATTTTCGCAAAAGGAGCACTTTTATCAATGAATATCTCACATCTGAAATTAGGCAAGCACCAGGCATCCGATGATCCGCGCACGCTGTTGCTTGAAAAGTACACAGCCGCGCTTCCCACGCCATCAGCCAACTGCGGCTGGATCAGCCGGGTCAGAAACTATCCGATGTTTTCCAACAACACCTTAGGCGATTGCGTCGAAGCGGCCATGGCGCACATGGAGCAGCGCTGGACAGCATACGCGGGCAAGCCCTGGACCCCAACGGATGCCCAGGTAGTCTCTGAATACAGCAAACTGACCGGCTACATTCCGGGAGATCCTTCAACCGATCAGGGCACGAACATGCTGCAGGCCCTGCGCGGCTGGCGCAAGAACGGGTTCGCCGGACACAAGATCTTTGCGTTCCTTAGGATCGATCCAACCAAACCGCTGAATGTCATGCAGTCGGTCGCGCTATTTGGCGGATGTATTACCGGACTGAATCTTCCGCTCGCCGCGCAGACGCCGGTTACCGGGGCGAATGGACTGCCCTGCTGGGCGCTGCCGGCGAGTGTAACGAGCGCCCAAGGAGCGCCGGGAGGCTGGGGCGGCCACTGCGTGGATCTGGGAGGCTATGGGGTCGATGCGAAGGGTAACAAGGGAACCGAAATCATAACGTGGGGCCAGGTCTATGACATGACGTGGGACTTCATCGCCGAATACTCGGATGAAATGTACGCCATCGTCACCGAAGACTGGATCGAAAAGGACGGCAAATCGCCTTCCGGGTTCGACGTAAAAACGTTACTGGCCGATCTGAGAGCGATCGGCTGATTTCAACTGGCCTGGCACACGTGTTTGCGGGCCGCCGCGCGCTTCGCCGTCATTTCGCCGCAGGGGCAGCGCGGCGCGTTGGATCGGGGGCGTCCCGTTCCGGCGCCGTAGGTTTTGCGCTTCAGGCTATTGCGCCTGGCCCATTCCCGCTTTAAGACTTCGTCGGGGATAGTGGCCGGGTCGATGTTGTCTGTCCAGGATCGCATGGGCTAGTTCTGCTCAGAGTAAGTGAAAATTGGTGGGGCGGCCCTCAGGCCGCCACCTCCTCTTCTTCTTCCTCCCTTACCTCGCTCGTCTCGATTACAGCCGCGTATTCCACCGGCTGGGGGAGCGGGATTTCAACCGTAACCCAGCACTCCCGAATCAGGCCGAAGCTCATGTCGCCGTTCATGTCCTGGGCGGCTTCGATGGTCTCGCTCTTGGTCAAGCCGTTCGATCCAGCCGCGCCGTAGTTTCCGTCCTTGTCGATCACTACCGCGATTCTCACTCTCACCGTTTTCGTCTTTTCTGTCTGGGTCATTTTCCTTCTCTCTCCTGATTTAATATTATCACACCATGGTGTTTCTGTCACGAGAGAGTTGAATTATTTTGCAATTTTTTTCGGGGGGGCCGGTGAGCAAGGGAAATCCCAGGGAATCCCGAGGCGCGATTGCGAAAAGGACACCTGGCGGTTTCCTTCTCGCCTCATCCTTCCCTCCCGAAGGCGTGGCAACTGTCCGACCCTGGACTCAAGGAAAAGCGTTGGTGTATATTTGCCTCATGAGTCCGGTGGAAGAACGCATCGCGGCATTAGAGCAACGGGTCCAAGCGCTGGAATTACGAAGCGCCGAAAACACCGCCCGAGCGAAGGCTACATTGTCGGACCTGGATCGTCATCTCCGGTCTCTTCAAACGACCTCCGAATTTCCTCTTCACGCCGCAGGCGATCCTCGTTCTCCCGTTGCCGCGTCTCGATAACTCCAAGCCGTTCGACAAACTGTTCCCGGCTGAACAGGCCGGCTTCGACCAATAATTCGATGAGGGTTTCAATTTGAAGCCCACGCCCCTTGAGCAGAAATTGAAGACGCGCGATGTACTCCTCTAGCTGCTCATCCATGAATCACCACTCAAACCCCAGTACCTCGCCGGCCGTGATGCCGCGATGCAACTTGGATCGTTTGCGCACACGATCCCGAAGCTTTCTTCCCTCCTTCAGGGCCAGGTCGTTCTTCTTCCGGCTGCCGTGCTGTCGGCTACGAATGCTGCAAAACTGACCGAGTTGCTTTGCATTCGCCTTGTACCAGAGAACTTTCTTCCCGCCATAAATTGGGATTCGTAGCGGCAAATGCTCGAAGCCCTTGGGCCGCGCTTGCGCTTCCTTTACGGCTTTCGCGGCGCGCGCTGCCCGGATCTTCTTGGTCCACTGTCCGACGATCAGGCTTCTCCCCAGCTCGGCGATGAACGCGGGCTCCGCCTCGTCGATGAGTTTATCTGCGAGGATTTCAGCGGGCAAATCCGGCTCTAAAACTATTCCATTCTCGATCAGTTCGGCCGCCGTTCTGTCCAGCTCTAGCACGCTCGTTGTGGGGACGAAAACCATGGCACACTCCTGTGGAAAACCGCCCTCTCTGAAGGAAAGCGCTATTTTGCGCTTTTGCTCAGCAAATTTGCACTCGACGCCTCCCAACTTACTGATCCCGCTAAGGAAGGCCTGCTTTTCTTCGTGCCGTCAAAAACACCACACTTTGCAATACCTGACTATTTGTCAGGTTTCTGACTCTTGCCGCGCCGTTTAGCGCTGGCTTTGGCGCTGCGGACCTTGGCGCTTGCCGCCGCCGCCTTCTTCGCAACGGCGCTGCGCTGCTCTGGCGTCATCTTCACCATTCGCGCCTTCCCACTCAGCTTCCCTCCACGCGTCCCTTCATTACGAAAGAATTCCCGCGCATCCTCCGGTAGTTTCTTCTTCATCCTCTCAGAAGCTTAACCCCCTCCAGTTCACCAAGTCAAAATAATTCGCCTTCTATTCGCTTTTGTGTTGACTAGCTGAACCCCCTTCAGTGATAATGAGTCAGAGATCACAGAAGGACAGTCAAAATGAACCCAACTTCCCAACAACATCAGCCTATTCGCAAGCCCGTCGCAATCGCGACCTCGGCCGCCACCAACGACTTACTCGCCGCATACTCCCGCACGGTTGAAATCGACTGTGAAGACTGCGGCGGATCGGGCCGCGATCCTGGAGCGCTCGACGCCTACCTCGAAAGCACGGAGCCCGTCTGCCCATCCTGCAAAGGACTCGGCGTCGAAACCGTCACCCGCAACTTCCTGTCGGAGGCCTTCGCCATTCGCATCGAACCCGGACAGCACGCGCCCGGTCGAGCGGGAGCATCTGGTCGCCATTGTCCGCTACGCGCGCGAGCACGTCAGCGCGCTGTTTCAGTTGCCGGAGGTGGCGTGATGGCGATTCTGCAATGGCAGCCCAATCAACCCGAAGAGCTTCAACTGAAGTATGCCTCGGGCAAGCACGTCACCAATAACTATGGACGCGAAGAGGTGATGTTCTCGCTCCAGGATGGACGCCTCATGTACGTCCCGCTGATCGTTGAGAAACAGATACAGGCCCTGCAGGTCCGGCCTGGGCAAACGATCGAAGTCTGCAAGCATCAATCCGATGGCCGGACCGAATGGAAAGTCCGGCGCATCGAAGCCGCGCAGCCAGCTCCTCAGCCCAAGCCGGCCGCGCGCGCCGCAGCGAACGGCGCATCCTCGAAAGCCGTCTCATCCAACCACTCTTCATCCAGTCAATCCAGATCCAGCCAATCCAACGGCCACGCCCAGCCGGCCGCCGAGCTGATCGATCAGACCGAGAACCTGGACGGACCGGATCTGGAATCGTTTGCCGAACGGCATCTGGAGCAGGCGCTACGAATCTCGCTGATGGCGGCCAAGAAAGCCGAAGAATACGGCCAAAAGATCGGCAAGCCGATCCAGTTTGACAAAAACGATGTAAGAGCCATGGCTGCAACCCTGCTTATCAATGGCAGAGGACGGGCCGCATGATGGCTTTGATTGTTTTGGCGGGGAACTGGGGTTTCCCCGCCCCGCCTTTGGAAACTGCCCGGAGGGTCCTGTCATGAACACGGCCGGGCAATCGCATGCACCTGGACCCTGGCGAATCGAGGGCCAGTTTGACGCCGAAGTCTCCATCGAAATCCTGGATGCGGATGGAAACGTCGTATTCGATCTGGAGCCGCAATCCCCCGACGGCTGGGATGAGCAGTCCATCCGAAACGCCAAGCTTGCAGTGACCGCGCCGGAGCTGCTGGAGGCGCTGAAGCGGGCCAGGGACGGCTTATCCTTCGACGGCCAGCGATATCTAGCGGCGATCGACGCCGCCATCGCCAAAGCGGACGGCCGGTCATGAGTCGCATCGCGGAACGAAAAACCAACGAGCTCGCGGCGCAAGAGCGACGGCGATTGAAAGCCGAACGGAAGAAAGGCCGGTTATGACCGAATTCGAGCGGCAGGAACGGCTGGCCATCAAACGGGACAGGCGGCGCGAACTGCTGCGCTTCGAGGGCGGCGGAGACAATATCCGCTACTGCGTCTGCCGAAGCTGCGATCTTGCGACAGATATTGTCGTAATCGAGGGCCGGCCGACCTGCCGCTGGTGCGGCCGCGAAGTGGATCCCGAATACCATGGGAACCTCACGGCGAAACCGGCGCCGGTTATTTCGGATCGACGGGCACAAAAGGCAGCCACTCGATGCTGCAAGCAGAGGATCGCGTCATGAGCAGCGCCGTGGCGCCGCGCGCGATCTACGATCCCGAGCTATCCAGACCCGTCGCCGACCCGCTGTACCGCGCCTGGATCAGAAGGCTGCCCTGCGCGGTCTGCAGCCGCATGCGGGGCGTCGAATGCGCCCATACGGGCGACCGCGGATTGAGCCAGAAGGCGAGCGACCGGCGCTCCATCCCGCTCTGTTCTCCGCACCACAAGGAATACCACCGCATCGGACGACGGAAATTCGAGGCCAGCTACAAGCTGGACATCGAAGCGCTGATCGGCAAGCTCAACGAGAAGCCGCTGGTGAGGATTTTGGGGGGCCGCTTCGTCGCCACACTCGGCGGGGAGGAATACGCCTTGTGTCCGGTCACGCACGGCGTCGCCGCCATGACGCGCCAGGCGATTCGCCATCTCGCGGGAGCGCCCGCTGATCGTCCGGCTATAGTGCGCTCCCCGACCGGGTATAGTTCGATCCCAGTTCGATCCCGGTCGGCTATAGTTCGATCCCCGGCTTGTTCTCCGAAGCTATTCGCCAAGCAGAGCGTGCGCGAATTACTGAAGCCGTGAGAGAGTGAAGGGGCCTGGTAGCCGCCCAGGCCCGCTGACATTTTTCTGAAGGGACACCTAAATGCTCACATAGAGGTGTGCCCAGATGCAATTCAAGGCTGAGGGTGAAGAACCGTTCGTCCCGTACATTGATGACAACTCCGAGGGGCCTATACTGCTGGGGGGAATTGTTTGCATACCGATGGCTACAGCTCTGGCACACATTCACAGCGACGAGGGTTTCGCTATCTCCGCTGACGGCATGATGACCAGAAGGCGTGCTGACGGGGGCCTGGAGATTGCGTCCGAAATCGAACAAAAAATATTCCACCTCCCCGGCTCAGATCGCGTGGCAGCCTGCTCGTTCGCCGGCACAGTGACGCTGGACAGCGATGACAGCACCCGCGTTGCGTTCGACTTTATTGCTGAGACGCTGAAGGCCGCGCAGAACCTTGAGAGCAAGCCGATGAAAGACGCTAACGATTTCGCCGGCCAAATCGGCGATCTGGTTCAGAAGCGCCTGGAGACTGCGAGACGGAGTGAAGACTTCCGCCGTCCGCTCGGCTGGAAACAGGGATTGCGAATATGCATCGACGGGTATTTCAACGCCCAACCAAGCCGTGCGGTGGTGGAGTTCCATCACATTAAACAAGAGTCGGCTCACAAAGTGCATCTGCACCATTTGCTGTGGCACCCCGCTTGGTTGAGCGGATCAATTGAAGTGACCCGGCTGCTATTCGACTCAGACGATCCCCGATTCAGCCAATACAGGACCCACGCTTGTAAGCGAGTCGCGGCTAGGGACGCGCACCCCGAGATCCGCGTCACGCTCAGCGACGCCATTGAAGCCGGGCGGAAGTTCATCGAGGCGTGCTCTTCTGCTATAGCCCGAGAGATTGATGACGAAAACTGCCGGGGGATCGGCGGCCATATTCACATCGCAACCATAACGCCCAAAGCCGGATTTGACTGGGCTGTTCCTCCGTCACAATCGCCTGTGGTCAAGATGTAG